GGTATTTCAAATCTTGAAGAAGAAGAGCTTCTTACTTATGAAATAGATGGTGTAACATATACAGAAGATCCTGAGGTTAAACGTCTCTCTAAGATTTATGTAGAAATATATAAGCAATTAGGCATTGATTTAAACCCTAGTGGTGTATGATAGAAAGAGTAGTGTATTCATTATGGACAACTCCTATGGATGGTGAACATGTAGGGTTTAATACAGAGGAAGCATTGTTTAATTGTTTTAAACTATCTCTACATTATGCCAAAAAGTGGTTTAAAGAAGTACATTTAGTTACAGATGTGAAAGGAAAAGTTCTTGTAGAAAAACATGGATTAGAGTTTGACAATATAAACACTGATTTAGAACATGTAATGAAAGGTGTTTATAGAAATCATTGGTCTTTAGGTAAGATATATGCGTGTAAGATACAGGATAAGCCTTTTATGCATATTGATATAGATGTTATATGGTTTAAGAAACCTCCACAAAGTATATTAACATCAGATGCTAGTTTTCAATGTATAGAAGATCAGTCTCAAGAATATTGGTATGAGCTTCTTATAGATCATGCTGATAAACATTACAAAAACAAACCTTCTTGGTTTAATTGTAAAGAGATAAAAGCATACAATTGTGGGTTTATAGGATTTAACAAACTTGGTATAGTTAGTGAATGGTGGGATGAAGCTATTAAATATATAAAATATTTAGATAATTCAGGGTTTGATTACAACCATCACTTATCATGCTTGATATATGAACAGTTTGCTATATACCACTTGTCTAAATATAGAAAATATCAAGTGGATATTTTATCAAATCACCATTCAAGTTCTAAAGGAAAAGGATGGCTTCCAGAAGATGCTGCTAAAGAATTAGGATATACACATCTTATTGCTGCTTCTAAAAGAGATAAAAAAATAGAGGATTTAGTTAAAAGAAAACTAGAAAAAATAGATAAAGAATCATTAATATCTGCTTAATATGTACAACGATCCACAAATATTATATCTTCTTAAGAATATAAACAGACAAATCTGTTGTATTAATGGAGGTGATGCTCCTACTACACCAACAGAAATTACCTTTGCTCCATCTACATCTCAAGATTCTTTTGGAAGACTTAGAGTATCTGAGCCTTTTACAATGTTTGATTCTAGTCATAGATTTGATGACAATGATCTTTGGTCTACAGCTGTTAATGGAGGCACAGCTACATTTAATGCTAACCAAGGACTTGTAGACTTAACTGTTACAAGGTCAGCTGATATAATAACTCCTAATTATGTTATTAGAGAAACAAATAAAGTGTTCTCTTACCAACCAGGTAAGTCACTTCTCACTTTAAATACATTTGTTTTCAATCCTGCTCAAGCTGGTCTTAGACAGAGAGTGGGATATTTTCGTGAAAATGGAATAATAGGGGGTGGAGTGATTACACAATCTAATGGTTTTTATTTACAATTAGCAGATAAAAGCTTTGCAGGAGGTACTGTAAATACACTTAGTTTTGTTAAAGCTAGCACTGTAACAGGAACACCTGTATATACAGAAGTTAACCAAGCAGATTGGAATGGTGATAAGCTTGATGGAACAGGTCCTTCAGGACTCACTCTTGACATCACTAAAGCACAAATTCTTTGGATGGATATGGAGTGGTTAGGAGTGGGATCTGTAAGAATGGGATTTGTTATTAATGGACAATTTATTCTTTGTCACACATTTCATCATGCTAACATCATAACTTCTACATACATTACAACTGCTTCACTACCACTGCGTTATGATATAATCACTACATCTGGTGCAGGTGGAACAGCTACATTAAAGCAAATTTGTTCTACAGTGATATCAGAAGGTGGGTATGAACTTAGAGGTAAACAGCAGTCTATTGGTAGACCTATCACTGCACCAATGACATTTGCTGTAGCAGGTACATACTATCCAGTTGTAGGAATAAGACTTAAATCTACAAGACTAGATGCTATTGTAATTGCAACAGCTATTTCTCTCATAGGACTTGGTAATGGTAAAAACTATCAATGGAGAGTGGTGAATGGCAATGTAGCAATTTCTGGAGGAAGTTGGGTGCCTGCTGGTGGTGATTCTGCTGTAGAATATAATATTACAGGAACAAGTGCTACAGGTGGGAGAGTGTTAGCTAGTGGATATGTTAACTCCTCTAACCAAGGATCTCCTAGTATAAACATCCTTAAAGAAGCTCTTTTTTCTAACCAGCTTGAGAGAGACGCTTTATCAGGTGTTCCTTATGAGCTTGTTATAGAAATGGCTATTGATGCAGTGGGAGGAGTGTTAGGTGCTTATGCTTCTATAGATTGGGAGGAAATTAGTAGATAATAATAATATGGCACAAGGTATATACGATTTATTGCAAGAAACATTAAAGCTTACAACTAACTTAAATAAACAGTTGTGTTGTAATGAAGTTCCTATTACTACCACTACTACAGTAGCACCTACTACAACTACTACTTTATTAGTAACAAGTAGAAAAGCTTGGATTGTTGAAGTTCTTTTTGCAGGAAGAAGTATGACAATTCCAAATAAAACAGCTTATTATACAGGAAACACTGTTGCAAACATTACAGCATTAAATCCTGATTTAATTTTAGCAGCTATATTTAGTCAAGATATTGGAGGATCGTTTGGTATTAATATATCTAGAACAATATCTGAAAGTGTATCATCTCCATTTACAACAGTAACTCCTACATATACTTTTAATGATGGAAATGGTTTTCCAATATTAAGATCTATTAAACAAGCTTACGCTTTTTGGACTAAAGTTATAAATGATACATTTTTATCAACTAGAAATGCCCAAATTGTTATAAAAAGAGTTAGTATACCTGTTGGTGGAACACCCTCTGTAAATGATGGATGCTTTTTGATTGCAATTGAATTTGATTCAACAAATCAAGAACGTGATGGATATACTTTTCTTGGAAAAACTTATGACTTTTTTAACATTCCAGGAACAGTAAATCCATCATCATTTACCTATACTAATGAATTTAGTAATGTTTCAGGTAGTGGTTCAAATTTTCCAATGTTTCTTGCATCACCTAGCTCAACTTGGGTAAATAATGTAACAGTTGTTGCAGGTGCAACAATAAGAGAAGATTTCCCAATTCCTTTAGGATGGTAAAAAATTATAATTATGGAATTTAATATTGAAGATCAATTAATTAATGGAATTCAATTTAATACAATTGAATGGACTTTTACACCTGAAGTTTTAATTTCAGATGCATTTATTAATGTAGGCGCATATGGAATACGTTATTATAATGGTGTATTAATAATTGAAGATAATAATATTGGATTATTACAAAGTTCATCACCTTCTGGTTTAGAAGCATACGTAGACGAAAACAAAATTTTAAAACTTAGATAACATGGCACTACCATTATACGATTTAATAAGCAATATTAATAAACAAATAAAATCTATTTGCTGTAAAATAGATACAATACTAAATGGTGGAGGATTACGTCCATACAAAGTGTACACAGCTTTGTTAACACAGAGTGGTGGAGATTTCTCTAGTACTACTTTTGGAGATGAACCTTTACTGTTAGGTGTAACGTATATTATCACTGCAAATCCTGATAATTACGATTTGACACCATATGGGGCTCCTAATAGTAATGTTGGTACATCTTTTGTTTCAACAAGTGATGGTGTCCCATTACCATATACAGTATCTTTAGAATTAAGCTTCAATCAAGGAGCTCCAGTAGTAACAGTGTTAGAGAATACTATTGGGAATATTTGGTGGACTTATGCTACTACTGGGGTATATCAAATGATATCTAATGGATTATTTATTACCAATAAAACTTTTATTTTAAATGGAACTATATATGAAAATGTTTTATATAACAAATTTATAGGTGGAGATGGTAGTGGATTTATACCAGAACAAGGATATAGTATATCATACAATACTGATTCAACAATAACACTTAGGTCAATTTCAGGAGTTGAAAATTTAAGTGATTCTGTCATTACACCACAACAAATAATGATAGAAATCAGAGTGTATAATTAAATAATATAAAAACAAAACAAAATGGCAAAGAAAAGAGCATTTGTAAGGTACAGCAAACAAGGAAAAATTGTACCTGGGAGCTTGATCCTAACAGCAGGATCTTATCCTAATGGACCTTCTACTTGGAAAGAAGTTCCAGCAGACTTATGTTGTAACACTGTTCAAGATGGTGGGTACACATGCTGCATAGCAATACAAGCTATTGCAGATGAAGAAACTGGATTGTATGGTTTTACGTTAGAGGTTAGAAATGGAGGACCTAATTTAACAGGAAGTATTCAATGGACACCTACAGTGAGTGAGAGTTTTTCTCTTCTTGCTGATGGAAGTAATTATGACTTTGAATATGACTTGGAAGGTTTAATCCCTCACACTGTTTATTTATGTATAAACAATCCTTCTCAAATTCAAGATTTTGAAATTGGGTTTGGTCCTGGTCAAGCTGTAGCAATAAGCAATCTTCAAAAATTAGAAGGTATTGATGAATGGGATGGTGATGATATGCTGTTTACATCTTTAGATTTTACAGGAATAACTACAATAACACAGTTATTTAATATAGGTACAGGATTGCAACATATAAATATCACAGGTTGTGTAAACTTGGATGATGTTGATTTATCTAGTAATGCTTTAACAGAAGCTTCTGTGGATCATGTTCTTATTGCACTTGATGATAATGGTCTTACTGATGGTTTTCTTTATCTCGATGGAGGAACTAATGCTACACCATCTGCTTTAGGTTTAGCAGCTAAGTTAAGTTTAGAAGCAAAAAATTGGGACGTATTCATTAACCCTTAAAATTTAAATATCATGCCAATTAAAAAAGTAACCCCAGAAGAACAAGCAATTAGAGAAGCTCAAGATAAAAGAGTGTCTGATTATATAAAAGAAGGTAAGACTCTTGAAGAAGCTAGAGCTTTGGTAGAAGCTGCAAAAGCTTTGTCTAACAATCAAAATTAAAAACAATGGCAAAAGGTAAAATCACAGACTCTAAAAAAATTACATTTGGTAAACGTAAAGGTGGTAAAGCTGCTAAATCACGTGGACCAAAAGACAAATCTGTTTCCCAATATAGGGGACAGGGACGTTAATTTTTTCTATCTTTCTGGCAATTACAATTGATCTTTCTCCATACCCTCCTCTCAAAGATCACCAGAAAAGAAATAAAGCCCTCTTATTACAGAGGGCTTTTCTCTTTATTTAATCACTTGACCTTTTTCATTCACCTTCATTATTTTTATTCCATCAAACACTACTAAATGATCATTATCAATATATTGTTTTAGTGTTTTTTCTTCAAAATAATGAAACTTACATCCTTTAATACCTATAAAGAATGCTTTATCAGAATAGTTTTGGCAACGATCTTCAGCATCTGTAATAATAATAGCATTATTACCATGGGCGTTAATGCTATGAATTACATTGTTTATGTTAGTACCATTATTTCCCTCTAGAATAGCTATACTAAATTCATCTTTTTTATATTTTTTAACTCTTGTATCAAAAACATAAATTTCATTTAGCAAATCTAACTCTTTCATTTTTAAAGCAAAAGACTTAGCAAATTCCATTCTAGATATTCTATTCCCATCTACTTCTACACATGGTGAGTTCATTGATCCAGATATATCTACGTAAAGATCTATTTTACCAATAGACTTTGTTTCTTTTACAGTTATATCTTCAATCATCACCTTTCTTAATCTAGGATGAAGCTCTATATAATCTTCTAGCCCAGCAATACTATCTGCATTAAACAAATCTTCTACAATTGTTTCTTTCTTAGCAGAGAAATAAGAGGTACTTTTATCCATAAGTTTTTTAATTCGTTCTCTTAAAGAGCTCATAGATATCTTCACCTTGCTCATTTTTGCTGCTGCAGATGTAATAAATTCTGTAGAAAGCTTATCAGCACCATTAGACTCTTTACAATTATCAAAAAGCATATCTTGAACTTCTTGATCTGCTGTTTCATCCATCCTTTTACATAGATTAGATGCTTGATCTATTGCATCTTGTAAATCTTTTTGAGCATCTTCACTTTCAAACATTGTATTCATTAAGTCTTCAAACTTAGAATCATCTGTTTTACTAGAATCTTGTAATGCTTTAGAAAGATCATTAGCTTTTTTAGGATCTTGAAGTTCAAGTTTAGTAAGTTGAAGAGCAAAATAAAAAATGATATTTCTTGTAAATATTGCACTTTTTAAATTAGATCCTTCAGTCATAATTTTACCTACAGGACTATTACTCTTTTCTAAAAACTGATACTTCATTCTATTTGCATCTGTTCTATCCTGAAAATCTATCTTTTCAATTTTATGATAATACATTTTAAATATATCATAATAGAGATGCTCTGGAATTTTTCTAAAGTTATCTAATAAAGCTCTATGAAAAGCTTTGTCGCCCACTTGCTTTGCAACGGGTAGTTTGTGTGTAATAAATGATTTAAGTTTGTCATATTCTCTTCTTATTTCATCTGAGTCATGCATGAAATTAATTATAATAGATTGTATTTTTGTTTCATCTATATAATGTACATATGGCTTTAGAAGATCAGGCTTTTTATAAAATTCTAATCTAGAAAATAAACTATCTTCTTCTTTATAATAAGATTGTATCTCACCTTTCTTTACTTTTTCAAGAATAGTATAGACATTTTTATATTGTCTTCCTCCTGATTTCATAGTAATAAATTTAAAATTAAAAAAATAGAGGCAGATGTAGACACATCACCTCTTTTATCGTATACACTCTAATTAAAAATCGTGTTGAGCATTAATAGCTTGGTTTGCACCATTTTCTATTTCAGCATTAATAAACAAAGTGTCAAACTCACCATTATCAAGCTTACTCTTGTATGATGGATGATTATTAAGTATGTAGGACATAGATGTTTCTATTTCCATCACTTGAGATTCATCAAGTTGACCTCGTGTAGCATACATATTAATCAAGCTTTCAATTTCTGCAATTGCAAGTTCAAGTTGCTCAGAAGTTGTATAACTATGTAGCATCTCTACTTTATTAACAACAGCTTTCATTTCTGCATTCATAAGTTTGCTGGAAAGTTCACTACCTGCTGTAGAGTTAATCATAATCTGTGCAGTTTTAACAAGAGCTTTGTCTACACTTATATCCCAGATATAGCTAATAGATTTAGCCAACATAGGAACAAATGTCAAAGTTCTATCTGAACTGCTTTGATAACCCACTTCTAGATATTTCTCAAGCTTGTTTGTAGGAATCTCAATAGCTGCTATTTCATCTTTGTTAGGAATACTAATGTCAAACTTCTCACGATAATCACGCGTTCCTTTTTGATAATACTTACTCATTTCACCTGCAGATACTCTACTTACATTCATCTTAAGAATAAATCTATCCCAGAATGGAGAATCCACCTCATCTTTTGGAATATCATTACAAGTAGCTACAAATAGTTTCCATTTACAAGGAATTTTATGTTTACCGTTAAAAAGAAACTTCTCGTTCATAACACCAAGCATTGCATTACGAATAGCAGAACTAGCTTTATCTACCTCGTTAATAATTACAATCTCAGCATCAGCTATTGGTGCGTGCACTTCATACTTGTTTTCTGTAAATAACTTACCAAGATCTGGCATACCTTTAATCTCTGATGCCTTGGTTCCTTCATCAGTTTCTAAGATGTACATTTTATTAGCAAAGTCTTCAGCTGTCATCTTACCATCTTTATTTAACCATGCTTTAGCATATTCTATGATAGTCTTGGTTTTAGCAACACCTGGTGCACCTATTAGTAAACATGGTAATCCTGTAGATTCTGCTAATGCTAACATTTTAAATACTTCTTCCTTATTAATCAAGGAAGTTTCAATTGTTCTTGTTTCTAATGCTTTACGTTTTGTAATAGATTTTGTTCTAGCCATTGTTTTTAGTTTAAAGTTGTGCAAAGATGTTTGCTGCTTCGTTTGTATTACTTCCCATTTTTGTGTTGTTGTCATCCAATGATACCATTGGTTGTTCCAAAATTTCTGTTGACCTAACAACTCTTTGTTGTTTGGGGGATAAGGAGGTTGATTCATCAATATCATCAATTACGTTAAAAATAGTAATGTTTGTTTCTAAGTCTTTAAGCTTAGGATGTTTTCTGATAGCTGCAATTTGTACAGCATTTGCTCCATATTTATTTTCTATACTGCCATATCCTAGGTTATCTTTTTCTAACCATGTATATCCTTGGTCTAATAACTCTTTAATTTGACTTACATATACGTCTACTTTGTTAACTGCCATTTTATTTTGATTTTGGGTTTAAATGTTCTTCTGCATATTCAATAAGATATTTAGCAAATTTTACTAGAATTTCTTGTCCTTCAAATGTAAAATATGCTTGATTTTCTTCAACTGCTTTATTATAAGCATCTATAAAACTAGGAATGTTTTCTTCTGTTACTTGTGCCATTACCATTCAATTTTAAAATCTTTACCATTGTTTTTTTCTATAATCTCATTTGCTTTATTAAATACATCATTACAATCCCATGTACCTCCACTATATACAGCAGATGCTGGGTGAGATGCTTTTAATACATAATGATTATCTCCTATAAGAGACTCAAGCTCTTGTGCTTTAGAGCCAAATAGAATAAACACAAGTCCACTATTTGTAAGATTGAGCATATCTATAACATAAGAGATAAAATCTTTCCATACATCATAATGAGATCCTATTTTATCTATTTGACAAGTGAGCGCTGTATTAAGTAATAACACACCTTGGTTAGCCCATCTTTTTAAATTAGGGTCTTGGTGGGTGGGAAAATCTTGATATACTGTTTTTTCAATTTCTTTAAATATATTCTTAAGACTTGGTTGTGGTTTACCTGTTAAACTACAAGAAAATGCTAATCCATCTGCAACACCCATATGAGGATATACATCTTGTCCTACAACAACCACTTTTAATTTATCTAAAGGACACTCTTCAAACGCTCTAAATACATACTTTAGTGGTGGAGTGAACCTTTTTCCATCTTCTCTTAGTTTATGAAGGTTTTCTAATATTTTGCTAAAGTCATCACTTTTTATAAAAGATCTGAGTTTAATATCCCAACCAGTTCCTTCAAACTTTTTAATAAGTTTTTCTTTAATTTCTTCTAAATTAATTGCTATTTGTTCCATTTCTGCTTAGATTTGTAAAAAATAATATAAATGCAAAAAGTTACAGTCATCAAAAAAGATGCTACAACAGATATTACAATTGGTACTGGTTTTTTAGGAGCATTACAAAAACTTCTTTACTTCATTTTAGCTGATAAAACTGAAGAAGAATTATCTAAATATAAAGAAGAAGTTGAAAAGCATAAAACAGTACAAGAAACTTGTAGTCAAGAATGGATGGACCATGTAAAAGTTCTTAGTGTTTTTATTTCATCTGTTGAAAAAAAGATGATTGATGAAAATAAAACAGAAGAAAAAGAAATGTTAGATACTATCCAACCAGAAAATTAACTTCTTCACCTATTTCTATTGCTGCTTGTATTGCAAGAGATAGTTCTTGTTTAGAACATTCTGCAAATGATTTTGCAAGAAAATATTCTTTGCCTGACACTTCTCTAACAATACAGAGTCCTGCTCTATCTTTTACCAATAGTTTCATATTTTCTGCTGTTTCACCTATGTGTGTAGCTAATGCTTTTATCATTGCATGAAGCTTAGCTAGTTGTGGTAATGTACCATCATCATGCGTAGCTTCATAAAAACATTCTACAAGTTGTCCTTCTGGTAGACGTGAAACAAATAACTCATATTGTTTAGAAGAAGAAAGGCTAGTAAATTCTAGCCTCCCATTCTTCTTAATATATTTACCTACAAAATGTAAATCCATAATTATACGTTTACATCGTAAAACATAATTTTTTCTTGATCAAGATCTTTAAGAGCTTCTTTCACCCATTTCTCGTCTACTGTTCCAGCATAACACAATATATGTACAGTAGATGTTTCTGTTGGGTTAAGTCTTAGTAATCTACCAATTCTTTGATTTGCTTTTCTTTCATTTCCATAAGAATGTAAAATAATTCCTGCTCTTAAATTAGGAACATTTACACCTTCATTGAGTTGCATTACACAAGATAGTTTATATATATCGCCTCTTTTAAATCTTTCTAAATTATCTTCAGAATCTGGATTATTAGAGTGATATGAATCTTTACATAACTTATCAGCTTGTTCTTGTGTATTACAAAATACTATGCATTTATCTTCAATACTTGCTAGTAGTGATTTTGCATACTTTTCTTTTGTAGGAAACTCCATAATTGCTCTCATTCTCATTACAGCAGCAATTTGTTGTTGCTTCTTTGTCTGAGCATCTAAAACTCTGTAGTTCCAATATTCGTAGCTTTTAACTTCTGATGTATAAAACTGTTTATCTTTAAGCTTCACTGGAATATTTAGATCTGTAGAAAGGGCCATTCTATGTACAATGATTCTATAATCATTTAGAATTTCATCTTCTACAGCATCATCTGTAATATACTTATATCGTATAGGACAGAATTCTTTTACCATTTTTCCTTTTTCGCTATCTTGATATCTAGGTGGTGTACCTGTCAATCCTAATATGCGTCCAGGAAATGTTCCAAGAAAGTTTAAATGTGAAGAAAGTAAAGAATGACATTCGTCTAATACAACAATGTCATATTCATGTTCTTCCTTATGTAATGATAGATAAGTTGTAAATTTTATACAGTCTATCATATCAGGATTAATACCAAATTTTACAGCATCATCTTTCCAAGATTGAAATATTGATAACTTTGGGGCTACAACGAGAGCATTTATCATGCCCCCGTTGTCCCAAAAGTGTTTTAGATATTTAAGACCAATGAGAGTTTTTCCTACACCCATTGAAATTGCCAAACCACATTTTTTATGTTGCAAGGCAATATCTAGAGCTTCTTGTTGTACTTGCTCTCTCTTGTTCATTAATATCCAAGTTTTTGTTTCCTATACTGCATAGCAGCTTTTTTGCTTGTGAAAAACTTACTAAAGCGTTTGCCATTTTTTTGATAGCGAACACGATAGAGATTGTTTTCTTTGCAAATGTTTGTGGAAACTGAAGTGTACGTCTTCATGATTGTTGGTTTTTATGAGTGATTAATCAAATACTCTATTTACTGTTTCATCAAACGGATTAAACTCTACTTGATTATAGCTACGATAGCTACCTGCTTCAAATACCATTTTAGCATGCTCATCATGTGTAAGCACACCAAGATCTTTTAACATAAAGTCGATAGAAGTAGCATTCTCTTGATATTGCATTTCTTTTTTACTTTCCAAGATGTGTTTGTGACCTACAATTTCACCTTCTCCTAATACAATGCGTTTTGCTTTTTGCATAGTTTTAAATTTTAATTGTTTTCTGATATTTCATCAATATAAGGAATATGATCTTCTACAGCATCATATAACTTGTCATAAGCTAAATCGAGTCTAGCAAAGATTTCTCCAGCTTTATATCCTACACTACCTGATGCTGTAGTGTCATGTCCAATTTCTTCTGCTAAATCTTTTGCTGTTTCTACAGCAAATCTAGCATCAATTAATAAACTACGTAGTTCATTAGTTGTAATTGTAATTGTCTGTGAACTTTCCATTTTTTTTTTTGTTTTTAGGTTTCTGAATACATTAATTGAAGATATTGATCCTTGTCTAAGTGATAAGGCATTGTATCTTTACTTTTATTAGACTTTTTTACAACAATAATATCACCTTGTCTGTAGATCTTTTCAGGATTTGTAACATCTATACGTATAGTCCAAGCAATTGCACGTATAGCATCATAGTTTACACTATCTCTATCACCCCACCATCTATTTCCTGTAGCTGCTTCATGGTTAACATATAACCAATATTCCCTATTAGTTGTTGTACACCAGCATCTTACAGCATATACAGGATTTGGTTCTCTACCCCACTTGTCTTTTTCAAAAAGCTTTTTTCCCTCTATTTTATAGAGTTCATATACATCTTCAAATGTACGAAAACTTTCTTTATTTTCATCGTCCCAGTTAGCTCTTTTTTTTGTAATAGTTTGTTTATCTAAAAGCTTGGGCTTCAATGACTTAAACAGTTTTACTACACCAATACAGTCAAAATATGTACGTCTTACTTCTGCATTTTCTTGTTTAAGAGCTTCTTCAACGGTAACTGGTTCTATATTATTCCATGTTTCTTCTACAAACTTTCCAAAGTCTTCAAGACTTGGATGTACAATAACATCTTTCTTAAAATCTATAAATTCTGGATATTTAGCTTTCCAGAGTTTAAGGGCTTCACTTAATTTGAAGCCCCCTTGACCACTAACAATATAACTTTGTTTGTCGTACTGCATTGTTAATTAATTTAAATGTCAACTAATGTATCTTCTTCTGTAATTTCTAAATAAATATCTTTAGGTTCTGAAGATGTCGTACCTATACCTAAATGATCAATAGTGTATTCTAGAAAATCTCCTTTAATAACTCCATCTTGAGGTTCTAAATTAATAGTTTCCCAAATGCTACGATAATCTCTATCTGAAGTGTCAATAAAGTCTTCTATAACAGCATTCACCTCTTCTTCCATTTTTTCTTCAAGACCACTAATAAATACAGTGTGTTTATCAGATAAAAAACCATTTTTAATACCAAATCTTGCTTCTATCCTTGTTCTATCACCGTTATCACCTTCAATACCAATAGAAAGACTATCGTGCCATAATTCTTTAGGTACTTGTATAATAATATTACATTCATGTGTGATTCTTTCATCTTCGGAATATTCATCTATTCCTTCAAATGATTGACTTTCTGGATTATATTCAGCACTACCTGAAGCACTAAACTCACCAGCCCAAGATCCATAATCTAATACATCATACATCATACTCACTAAATACTCTGTATATTCATTATCTACAGATTCTCCATCTATTTGAAAATATACCCAACCTGAGTCTCCACCACCTTCCCAGTGGATAGATAATTCGTGACCATCAGCTACTTGTTTATTACACCATTCTAACACTGATGGTTTTACTTCTAATTTTTTAGGTTTTTTTGCCATAATTAATTATTTTTAATGTAATCTAATTTTTCATCAGCTATTTCTTTCATAACCTTTCTTCCTTCTCCTGGTTTATACATCCATCCAACAACATTCATATTGTCTAAATAGTCCTTAATAGTGGGTATCCAGCCTATGTCTTCTTTGACATGTTGTTCTCCAAGAGCTCTAACAGGAACCATTTTCCCATCAGAGTTTGTTATATACACTCCAAACTTCTCTTCACACCAGAAAATACCCTCAGCGTGATGTCTAAGGGTTCTATGTCTCATGTCTGGGTAGTGTGCTTTAGTTTCATCAAACCAATTGTGTATTGGTAAATAGTCATCTATTTTTCCTCCCCATTTCTTTTGACTTGAAATGGCGTGGTGTAATGGGTGTGACATTTTAATTAATTTAAACGTGATTCACTAAATCCTAACTCTTTAGCTTCTAAAGGATTAGTTTCTATCCAAGAATGGCATGATCTACATACAGATAACCAAGCACTCATTTTTAAATAGCTATCTCCTGTTCTACCTTGTTTATGATGTACATCAGTGGCTTTACCTGTACAACCAACAAGTTTTGCTTGACAGTTGGGATTAGCAATTAAAAATATATTGCGTTTCTTAGAATACTCATCTATTTCCACCTGCCTCTTTTTAGAGACAGGGGAAATAGATTTTGGCTTATCTATAGAGTACCAGCATTCTTTACAATATTTCTCTTTACCATGTGACTTCCAAATGTGTTTTTCTTTTTCACATCCTGCACATTTCTTAAGCTTCGCTTTGATCATTGCTTAATTGTTTTTCTGTAACTGTTTGACGCTTTCTACGTATAATAACACCACTAGTAATAGATTTACTAAGAATACCTACAGGTTGTCTAATCCATTCTATTTCTATTGGACCATTATCCATAAGTTCTCTTAATAATCCCTTATCGATGTCATTTTCTGGAATTAACGCAAGCTGCGTTTCTCCATTTGATACAAATATGTGTTCCATTTTTATGCATTAATTTTGAAAAAATATTGTGGCAATAAGTTGTTTTTCATAAGGAGTTCTGCAATTTTAATTTTACTAAGACCAACTTCTTTAAAGCTAAATGTAGACAAATAATCTTTATCAAATCCTTTAATTGAAGAAAAATGTTCAACTAATTTAGATTTGGGGAATAATTTTGTAAGAAAAGAATCAATATAAGAATTAGTAATTTCTTGCTTCCATCTGTTAATAAGTTGTTGAGCTTTTGTATATCTAACTTTAATAAATCTTTTTGTCTTAGGAGACATTTCTTTAATTGCTTGAGTTTCATATGCATCAAAACCATAAACCACTTGTGCATATAACTTTTCTTGTACAGGATTAAATACATTTTTTTCAAATTCTTGATACTTAGCTGTACCTTCAATTTGAATTTTAGAAAGGTCAATTGTTGATTCATACTTTTTAAAAGCATGTTTATTATTATCTACAAAATAGATAGTTATACCGTTTTGACCAGCACTAATTGTTTTGTGAGAGTTGTACATTTTTAAAATATTTATAATTAAAAAAAGCCTGGGAATAACTCCCAGGCTATTATCATTTACTATTCTTAAAGATCAGCTTCTTGTTTAACAGATCTTGATTTATTCATAAGACCTGATAAAGAAGATAGTTCTTTTTGCGCTTGCATAACATCACGAATTTCATCGCTATTTGTATGCATAATAAGCTCATCTATTGCACTTTCATTTTGTGTATAAAATGTTTGACGATAGATTGGTTGATCATTATATCTGCAAATAATACCTGTTGAACCAGCAATTTTAAAGTTTTTATCTGGGTTCTCACTATTAAATGGTTCTAATGACTCTTTTACTACAATTTTACCAGATAAAACTTGTTCTGCTTTAAAATTAGTAGCAACTAAATCTTCAACTTTACCTTTAATGAGTGCTGTTCTTAATACAGGTCTTAACCAACCTTCTTCATTAATTTGTACACTAAACTGCTGCACTTTTACATATCCATATTCAGGATTGTTTTTTGATAAGCCAATAACATTACCTTGTTCATCAGCTTTTACTACAACTTTACCTTCATTCATAGCTGTTAAATTTTAAAAATTAAAAATAAAAAAGGGCTTATTTCTAAGCCCTTTTTGTGTTGTAAATAGATTCTAATTAATCTACTATATCATCATAGTTTATATCCAAATCTAATAGTTTATCATTTTCAGATAAATCTGTTATTTCAGGTACATCTTGAATAGCAGCATCATCTTCTTTTTCTTGTTTCAGCAATACTGATCCAAACCAAGGATCTTCTTGCACATCACCATAGTTATAAGCAATTAAATATTCTAATTCTTCATCAGACATTTCAAAATATTGTTCTGTGCTTATTTCTATGACTTTACCATTAGGTAGTTGGTATAGCATAAGTATATTTATATACAATAAAGATAGATATGTTATATTAACTAACCAATGTTAAGATATACTATTACTGGATAATAGAGCTATAATTCTTTAGTTTTTATTAGAATTGTTGTGTTTATAAAACTTTTTCTTCCAAAAAGCATTTGTTTTATTAATATGCTCTTGTTTTTCTACTAATTTTTGTTCAAGTTCTGCTATTTTTTCCTTGTATTTTTTTCTAGGAAAAAATAAATCCTTAACCCACGTCATCATAGTTTACATCATTTAGTTTATTAAATAAACCTGAAAATCTACCACCAACTGCTTTATTAGAAGCTAATCCTTCACCAAAATCAGTAGATGGTATAAGATCAATCTTATCTACTAAATCGCCCTCATTGTTTATTTGTTTACCATTCCTTTCAATGTGATATACTAACACTTCGTTATCGTAGGTTGATTGAATGTTAATAAACACAGCTTCTTCTTTATTTACTTTTTCTTGGGCAATTTTAAAAGCTTCTTCTTGCGTTTTTGCTTCATCTTTAGAAACTTTTTTAACCCATACCTCTGAAGACCAAGCTAAAGCATATGGAATAAACTTTTTTTTAATTTCTTTAAATATTTTAGGAAGAACTTCAGCTATCAATTCATCTTTTGAATCACCATCTTCCATAAATGAAGAAGGAATGGGTATGTGAACCATACCCAATGCCTTTTCATCTGTTTCTTCATCAAGTTTTTCTTTCAATTCACAAAAAATAGTGAAACTTGGATAAAGTTCACCCATTTCTTGAATTGTATCTTTTACAAAATTTACATAATCGTTTTTAAGCTTATCAATAAGCTCATTTTTATCATTATCCTTCATCATTTTGAAATTCGAGTTTAACAACTTTGTTTACTAAGGTACTTACCAGTTTAGAAGTATCTTCTAAATCGTTTATTACAGTGGAGTAGCTGTAAATTTCTTTCACTCTATCATAACGTAAACCAATACCTACAGTTACAAAGCCATCACGTCTACATCTTTCTATAACACGTTTCATTTCATCAATAGCTTTTTCTCCACCATAATTATTACCAGATGGTTGACCATCAGATACTGATATAAAAAGAATATTCTCAGAAGTTTTACTTCTAATACTATCGTATATTTTTTCTATAACAATACCATCATAGTTTTCATTAAAACTTATATGACTTTGTGCTTCAAAAACATCCTCAAAATTCTGATTATATGGATCATGATAAATTCTTATTTCTGGATCATCATGAGATTCTTCATCACCACTATGTCCATAAATATAAATTTTATCTTTTGGTATAATCTCAGAAAATGTTTTATATAAAATTTTAACTATAGAATGTTGATAGTCAGCATTTGAACTAAGTCTACCTGGTCTATATAAATCCATACTTCCACTTTCGTCCATAAGAATACAAACAGCAAAAGGCTTAGTAGATATATTCTCTTCCACTTTGTAATAAACTCTTGTATTACCACTATGAACTGTTGCAATTTTTGCAATATCAAGTTTACCATTGCGAAGATTATCCACTTTATCTGCTTTAGGATCAAAGCTTATATCTAATAAGTTTATAAGTCGTTTAGCAGATGCTTCTTCTTCAGCACTATACTTAACTTTCTTTTTTTCAATCTTATGCTTAAGCATGTTTACAAAATATGCTTTTTCTTTAAGTTCTTTAGCATCTGCATCAAAAAGAGTTACACCTGACTTAAATCCCTTATGTTCAAACTTTTTAGTTTCACCAATAATTTCTTCAGCTTTTTCTTTTGCTTCTTTAAGAGTCATACTTTTTGTTGGTGCCCCACTATCTTCCGATTTACTGTCTTCATCATCTACTATATATTGTATAGTGGCATCTAAAAGTTCCTTTTCATAATGATCAAACAAACTACCTAGTTCTGTATCAGATTCTTTGATGTAGTTAATAGTTCTTTGTACATCTTCTTTTGCAGGAACTAAACATTTTGATTTTATAGAAGAACCATAAAATAAAGGAAGTTCTTTTACTTCAGCATTAGCTAATAAATAATCACTTACACCAAACTCTTTAACTTTTAATTGAAATAAGTCTGCAAGTTTAGATTTAGAATTCCATGGAAGTTTAGATGCAGGATTAAAACTTGTTCTAACATCAAAACTTGTTTTTATTGTGGGAAAGTCATGGAGGATTTTTTCAAATCCCCCATATAATGACCCTTCCCAGTTTGTACTGGACCAGAACATATTATTTTTTATTTAGATTGATCTAATATGTCTTCAATAGCTTTCAAACCTTCTTTGCTACCAAGACCTTTACAAATTGCATAGAAACTGTCGTAGATAGTAAACCCATCAGATACTAAATCAACAATATTTTTTAGATGTCTAATAGACAAACTAAAATTAACACGAAATTCTTCGTGAGATTGATTAATACGATTATAAATGTTTACAATAGTTTTCACTTGCTCTGGAGTAAGTGTTTTCCCGTAATTAGTAACAACTTGTTTAGTCATTTCTTCATTAAGGGGATCAACTTCTATCAAAACAAATCTATCTAATAACGCTCTATCTAACTTATGTGTACCTGTATATTGACTACCCACGTTTGCTGTAGCAATAAATACACAATCAGGATGTACTTTCACTGGCTCACAATTGTGAAAGCAATATTCCATAGGAAGCTCACGTCTAAAGTCAAGACAAGGAAACAACAAGTTATTTGCTGTTACCACTGCACGTGAAAGTTCATCCAATAGAATAATACCAGGTTTCTGTATCATCTCAGAAAATCTTGAAGGAATAAACTCACTGATTGTTTTATCATCCTTTACACTAATTGTATGTGTACCTACAAGAGACATAATAGGATCGCTCATAGTACCCATATCAAATATTGTAAGAGGAAGTCCCAACGAATCAGCAATATTCTTTACAAGTTCTGTTTTACCTACACCTGTTGGACCAAGTAACATAGTGCTACGTCTTGCTTTTACATTAGAAAGCAAAATTTGATATGTAGCCTTATTCACTTTAAAATATCCACCAAGAGTTACAAATCCTTCAGTGCTTATTTCAGAAACAGGAGTTAATGCTACAGGAGCTTCATATACCATTTCAAGATCACATTCTGGAGATATAGTTTCTAATGTACGCTTAAGCGTTTTAACATCTCCTGTTTTCATATTTTCTACAATAT